ATTCTTCATCGCTCATATCAGGATTAAAATTATACAACTTACGGCCTAAGTATAATCTTGCATATTCACCAATAAATCCCATACCAGCAGAACCTGCGATTGTTCCAGCGGGACCTCCTATACTACCAAAAGTACCGCCGCCTACACTCATAGCTATTGGTAATAAATCTCCAGATATAGCAAAAAAATCTCCAGTGTCTAAACCTGGTTGATTAGCTTTATAAAATTTATTATCACCACCTAATTCTTTTGGAATTTTAAATATCAAACCTTTGCTTTTATAGCCTTCTAAACCTACTTCTTTATTTTGTACTACTATTTGTTTTTTATATTTATTAACTTTTTCTTCACCATATTTTTCAGTTAAATCTTGTATAAGTAATTGTCTTGTATTATTAACTAGATCAGCAGGATTATTAGAGCTTAAACTTAATGCTCCTCTTATATCATTTGGTAAATCTTTATCAGTTCTTATACCAGAAGAATTAAATAATAATTTAGTAGAAGGTTTATATTCATTTAATGCACCTTCTAAATCAAACTCTCTAGTCTTTTCGTCAGAGGCTATATCTTTTTTAATTTCATCAATAGACGATTTCATTAAATCTACATCGTAACCGCTATTCTCTAAAAATGATTTTTCGTTTACAACTTTAGGTATTGCTACAGATTTAAAGTCTTCTAAAGAAATATTACCAGAAAGATAATCTATTATAGTGTCTTTATTAACTTTAGGATATTTACTTTGAAGATTTTCATATATGGCTTGTTGATTGGCATTTAATTCCATAATTCATTTTATCCTAATTTTTTGTACCTTCTAAGAATTTTTTTTGTTGATCTTCTAATGTTTGATCTATATTTTTTTGTTCTTGTTCGGTAACTTCTTTAAATATTTCAAAATTAGTTTTAGATGTAGCTGTTATTTGTGGTTTTAAAGTTGAATAAAAATAAGCAGAAGCAACTCTAAACGGACTACTTCTATCGTCACTTCCATATAGCTCTACTAATAATTCGTCAGGTACTTGATCATTATATTGTTCAGCAACTTTTTGTAAAGACATTTCTCTTGCATTAACTGCAAAATTAATATCTTTATCTTCAAAAGCTAATTTTTTAGCAATTGCACCTTCTAATTTATATGCTTCTGATGCTGCTTTTTGTGCTGCAATTAATTTTATTAAAGCTTCAGGAGTAGTTGCAACATCACCAAGACCTTGTAATAATACTTGAATGTCTTTATCAGAAGCTGGATATAAATCTTTTACTTGTGATACAATAGCTTGTTTACTAGCTGAGTTTAATACTTCTTTAAAAGCAACATTATCTTCATCTATTAATTTTGTATTTAATTTACCATCAGTAAAATATTTATTTAATTTATTACCTATTTCAGTACCAGCTAAAACTTTTTCTATTGGAAATAATAATGATTCTAAAGTACCAGTAGGAATATCTTTACCTTCTGATATTAATTTGAAAGCTTCTAAATATCTTGTATCTAATGCATCATATTTATTTTTATCACTAGCATATTTTTTAATATATGAATTATCACCTTTAGTATATAAATCTAATATTGCTTCTTCATCTAAATCTCTAATTCTTTTAGGTTCACCTTTTTGTGCTTTAAGTAATTTTGCTTGTGCTGAAATTAAATCTATATCTTGTTTTTTTCTTTTAGTTTCTACAGCTTCTGATTCTAAAAATCCTTTTTTCTGACCCCCGGCTATAGTACCTATTGGTGACTTAGCTTTAGTAATAGGTGTATATGAAGAAGCATCAATTAAAGTATTAAGACCAGATAAAAACATCATTCTTTTTTCACGGTCATCATAAACTGTTTCTAATTTCTTTTCAGCACCTTCAGCGATATTTTGAAAAGCTTCTCCTACACCTTTAACAAAAGTTTTAAATCCACTTTCTTTTTTTTCTGGTTTTTTTTCTACTTCATTAGAAATAGCATTACCACCTTG